GCCTCCCGCGCGGCTTCGGACGGTGATGCCGAAGCCATCCACCGTTGGCGCAGACGTGTGCGACGACTGCGCATGCAACTCGACGCCGGGCAGGCGCTCGGTGCGTTGGGCGGAGATGCCAAGGGCCATGTTGCCAGCAACAGGAAGGCGAAGGCACTGCACAGGACCAGTGACGGGCTGGGCTGGCTTCAGGACCTGCAGATGCTGCGGAACCTGGTCCGGAGGCTGCCGGCGGAAGAGGGCAAGGCCGACGTGCTGCTCCAGATCGAGCGGCAACGCGACGAGGTCAGCCCCTGACCTGCAGTTCCCGCCCATTTGCGTGACGCATCACGAGAGCCTGGATCGACCGCCTGCTGAACGCGTACAAAGGCATAGCTTGACCGCCAGTAGCTGCAGATTTCACCACAATGTCACCCATGCCACCCCAATGACAGGCCACGTATTTTTACTGGCCTGGGCTAGGTATTTAAACGCTGGTTGCCCTGTCCGAACCTCCTCAGGCTAGACACTCGCAAGTTGCGGCTGGATTGCAAACGCTTGCCGATTCGGCGCTCGCTGAGGGCGTCCAGTTGCGATGGGAACACTGACCTTTCGGAGCATTTTCATGCTGAGCGAAGAGGCTGCGATCCATTGGGTCGAATGGTCGGCTCTGGCGATAGAGTTGCTGGCAATCGCGTTGATCGTCGTGACCATCGTGGTGTCGACAGCGGTTTACGTGATCGCCTTGGCCGTGCAGCACAAGGACCGCGTGGAAAGCTACGAACGGTTCCGTCGCAGGCTCGGACGGGCGCTGTTGCTGGGTCTGGAAATACTGGTGGCGGCGGACATCATCCGTACGGTTGCGCTGGAGAGCACCCTGCGCGCAATTCTTTCCCTGGGCCTGCTTGTCATCATCCGCACCTTCCTCAGCTGGTCGGTAGTCCTGGAAGTCGAGGGGTTCTGGCCATGGAAACGCCCCTTGGATCGCACGCCTGCGGGGGAGGAGAAGTAGTCATGGCGTGGGGCTAGCATGGGGATTGCTGGGAGCGTTTGGCTGCAATGCACGTTCCGTATGAACATAGCTTGCGTCTGACATAATATACAGAATATGCGCAGTCGGCGCGCGCAAGCCATTGATTTCATAGGCTTTTGCGTTTGCGACGCCCGGCAGGCTCACGCACACCAGCGCGACCACCGCAGCGGCCGCGCTCACCCTGTCCAAGATCAACCGCCACAGAGCTCGCTCGGTCGCTGACGTTGCCCGTTCTGCATGGATCATTGCGATCCACGTGGGGCCATCGAGCTTCGCCATGGCGCAGATTTGCGCAATTCGCTCATCCGGGAGCGGTTTCTCGCCTGCCCGGGCCTTCGACAGCAACTGCCTCTGAATTCCGATCCGAGCCGCCAAAGCGTTGTCGGACGGGAGTCCTGTGCGTTCTCGGGCAGCGTCCAGCAGTTCGGCGACGGCGGTCATGTGGTCCTCATGGTTGACAGCGTGTGGTCCAATTAGATTACATGCTCCGCGTGGACCAGATGGACCACACCCGCCAGTCGCTCCCCCTAGGGTGCTGGCGGGGCTTCTAGGGGCTGGGGGCAAGGGGCAGGGCATGGAAGGTCTGATGTTCACCGTAGCCGTGGTAGCGGCGGCGTGCGTGCTGATCGGCCTGGCGCGACTCGGGGCGTGGGTACTGGACCGCCGCGAGGAAGACAAAACCCGTGTGATCCGTGACGCAGCGTTCGCCGCGAAGGCATCCGCCGAGGTGCGTCGTGGCTGATTCCGCTCGTCTGCTGCTCGCGTGCCGCCCCTCGAACGAGAGCTTTTCCCCGGTATCGACCGGTGAAAAGGGGCAGGGCAGTGTGCAGATTGGTCCGGGGAGTAACACGGGCCAAAAGGGTCAGCAAACCGCGATCATCGACTATCTGACCCTTGTGATGCCCCAAACCGCTGTTGACGACTTCCGCTGTTCGAACATCGAGCTGCTGCTGTTCAAGATCTTCGGGTTCCGTGGGGAAGTGCGCGCCGGTCCGCTGCGCGAGAAGAACTGGAACTTCTATGCGCTCTCCGCCGTTCTCATCGACCGCGACGGCGAGCTGGTTGGCCGCATCGGGGTCAGCGGCAACAAGGAAACCATCTGCGTCAGCTTGACCGGGGCCGGGTGTAAGTGGGTCAAAGACTGGGTGCACGTCCATCGGCAGGCCACCATGCTTCGCGCAAGGATCAGTCGTGTGGATTGCGCGCATGACGACTACGAAGGAGAACGGCTGAACGTCCATGCTCTGCGCGACCGGGCGGCAGCTGGGGACTTCTGTGAGGGCGGTTGCCCGCCCAGGCATCGCTTTATGTCCGATGAAGGTCACGGCACCGGCTCGACTCTTTACGTTGGCGGGAAGGGTCACAAGGAGCTGTGCGTCTATGAAAAGGGCAAGCAGCTTGGCCTTCCGTCGTCACCGTGGGTGCGCGCAGAGGCGCGGCTTTACGGCAAACACGTGGAGGTGTCGTTGGACGTTCTGCTTGACCCCGGCGCGTATTTGCGTGGGTCGTATAGCGTCATGGCGGAACTGATCGAGGGCGTGTGTAGCCGCCTCAAGACGATCCGCAAGCAGGTCGAAGTTTCTGCGGAGGCGATGGTGCTCTGGTTGGAGCGTCAAGTCGGCCCCGCACTCAATGTCCTGCGCGGTGCGTTCGGCCATTCGTGGCCTGACGTATGCGAGGCCCGCATCCTCCGAGACGGTCACCCCGGAAGGTTTCGCGGTATTGCCAAGGGTGACGCCCTCCATAAATTCGTGAGAGAAGAACTATGCCTATCTGCATCGTGAAGTCCGCTACCGTCGATGAGCGCAGCAACCCCAAGACCAACACCATCATGCGCTCGCAGATGGTCGGCCTCGACCTCGGTAACGGCTTCCAGCTGCCGTTCCGCGTCGGCCTCGGTCAGCGTCCTGCATACCCGGCCGGTGAGTACGACATCGATCCCAAGTCCTTTGCCCTGAGCAACTACGGGGATCTGATCTTGGGCCGTTACGTTGATCTCGTGCCGGTCGGTGCCAAGTCTGCGCCGCCTCCGGTCAAGGCGTAATTCCATGGCCGTGCTGATCCCCGCGTGCCTTGAATCTGACCTGGACACGGCCACGGGGACCTGCACGGCCGTGATGTGGATTCCTCAACCGGGCTTGTTGCCGGACCTGCCCATTGAGGATGCGCAGTTGATAGGGGCAAAGATCGCGCTCCTATGGGCTGTGGCGTACACCTTCCGGCTCATCCGCAAAAAAATCCAACAGTCCTAGGAGGACACAGCAATGAAGAAGTTCCTGACCGCCCTGAAGGGCAAGACCGCCGCCGTCGCCACCGTTTCCGCTGCCGCCCTGGCATCTGCACCTGCCTTCGCCTCGGGCGGTGGTGGTGTGGACGTGGGCGACGTGGTTTCGGCCATCAACGGCGCGGCCGCGCCCATCGCTGCCATCGGCGGTGCCGTGCTGACGATCCTCGTCGGCATCAAGGTCTACAAGTGGGTGCGTCGCGCCATGTAACGGCCACCGGGGGGCAGGGCCGACTCCCTCCCCCCGGTCTTTTCTGTAGTACCTGGACACTGTGGGGCGTGCGATGGAAGGGTGGATCTGGCTTGGGGCGTGGTGTGTTGCCTGCGCGATCATCTTTGTGGAATTCGACTGATGGTCCGGTCGCTGCTTAAGGGCTTGCTCCCCGTGTTCGTGGCGCTGTTCGCGCTGTCCGGGTTGAGCGTTTCGCCATCTGCCTTTGCACAGGCATATCGTTGCACTTCGTCGTCAAACCCTGTCTGCGATGAGGGCGAGGCCAACTCTGAAGCGTGGGCGTATGCAAGAAAGACAGCACAAGAGAACGTTGGCTGGCCGATTCCAGCAGTGGATCCGAGCACGAATTCGTTCATTGCATATGCAAAGAATTCAGGAGGAAACCGACTTGGCACGGAGACCTTCTACTGGCGCGGCACTTGCGCACAGCGTGGTAACTCAACGGGGCCCGGGCCATGGTCTAGTAGTGGCACCGTTCGTAATGGAAGCCTTGCGTGCCAGAAGGGGTGTGACGGCGTTTGGTTCAACGGGAACGGCGTTGGTGGCATGGCAACGTGGATGCCCACGGGTGGCATCTGTCCGGAGGACGAAAAGAAGAATTGTGAGGGCTTTGGCGACGGTTACTACTGGAACGCTCTGCTCAATGTCTGTGAGCCACCCGAGGGCGAGTGTCCCGACGGCGGGAAACAGAACTCTCTCGGCCAATGCGCGCCTGAGCCGTGTCCCGCTGGAAAGGTTCAGCAGGCGGACGGCACCTGTAAGAACAAAGACAACGAATGCCCTGCTGGCAACATCAAGTCACCCGATGGCAAGTGTTTGCCCGGCGACGGCCAGTGCGCTGCGGGTGAGGTTCGCGGTAAGGACGGCACCTGCAAGAAGGACGCCGACGGCGATGGCGAACCCGATCCGGGTGAAGAGGGCGAAGGCCCCAACGGTGAGTTGGCCGACGATTTCTCAGGCGGCGACAGTTGCAACGAGCCACCCTCCTGTAGCGGCTCGCCGATCATGTGCGGTCAGGCACGCATTCAATGGCGGATTGATTGCAACACGCGTAAGAACAGGAATATCGCTGGTGGCACATGCGGCTCCATGCCTGTCTGTACGGGTGAAAAGTGCGACGCGCTTGAGTACAGCGGCCTGTTGATGCAATGGCGCACGGCGTGCGCCGTGGAGAAATTGGCATCGTCCACCGGTACGGGTACCGGCAGCAATCCGGACCTTGTAGCGATTCGCAACGCGCTCACTGGCACCGGCGGAACGGTTGACCCTGGCACCAGCCTTCCCGGCAGTGGTGCGTGGCAGGGCGGGCAGGGCGGTCAGCCCACGCAGCCTGATACGTCCGGTTATGGCTGGGGTGGCGGCTCCTGTCCTGCGATTCCCGCCATCGACGTCATGGGCGCGACGATCCAATTTGATCCCGCTCCGCTGTGCAACTGGCTCAGTCTGGGCTCGTATTTCGTGATGGGCCTCGCCGCCCTTGCATCCCTTCGCATCGTTGCCACTAAGGACGCCTGATGCCCATCTTGATCAGCTCACTGTTGTCCGGTATCGCATGGTTGTTTCGCTCCCAGCTTGGTACTTGGCTGGTCGCTGCCATGGCATGGCTCGGAATAGCCTGGGCGACTCATGAGTTCGCCGTTGAGCCGTGGATTGAAAACATGCAGCAGCACATCGGTGGCGGCACGCCCGGCGGCGAGTGGGGTGCAGTGCTCATCGCGTACGCGGGCCTGATGCGGTTCGATCAGGCTTGCACCATGATCGTGTCGGCGGTCGCGACCAAGTTCGCTGTCAACGCCGCTCGGGCTGTGTTGGTCCGGAGGTCCTGATATGCCAATCGAGCTTTACACCGGTCAGCCGGGGAACGGCAAAACCGCCCTCATGATGGAACGTCTTGTCGAGGAAGCGCAGCGCGGTGAGCGCGCAATCTACGCGTGCGGCATCGACGGATTGCAGGACGGGTTGGCATCGACGTTGGACGATCCCCGCCGCTGGAATGAGAAGGACGGGGCAGGGGAGTACATCGTTCCTAACGGCGCGATCATCTTCGTTGATGAGGCATGGAAGTGGTTCGGCCACCTCCATGACGCCACCCGCCAGCAAACTCCCAAGCACGTTCTGGACCTTGCGGAACATCGGCATCGCGGCCTGGACTTCGTGTGGACCACGCAGCAACCCAATCAGCTGTATCCGTTCGTTCGCGGGCTCATCGGCACGCACTCTCATGTGGTGCGCAGATTCGGGACCAAGATGATCGACGTGTTTCGCTGGGGCGAATTGAACGAAGAAATCAAGTCCTCAGCCAAGCGTGATCTTGCCCAGCGAACCACTCGCCTGCTGCCGTCACAGATATTCGGCCAGTACAAGTCGGCGGAGATCCACACGATCAAGCCGCGCATTCCATGGAAGGTGATGGCGCTTCCGGCGCTGGCTGTCGCTGCCATCCTACTGGCCTACCTCGCATACGAAATGCTCAAGCCGTCCGCGATGGCCGCAACGTCGTCCTCAGAGGGGGCGCAATCGGCGTCAGCCGATGCGCCCCCTGTGTCCGCCGGTCAGTCCGATGCAAAGCCGCATCAACCCCGTTGGCAGTCAGCCTCTGCGTATGCAAAGGACCATCTGCCCCGAATCGCCACCATGCCCTGGACTGCGCCAGTCTTTGATGACCGCAACGCCACTGCGGACCCGTTGCTGGTCTGCATGTCGTCCATGGAAGGTCTGGACGGCGACGGGAAGAGGCAGGCGGGTAGTTGCACGTGCATCACCGAACAGGGCACGGCCTACGACATCAGCCAGCCCGAGTGTCGGACGTTGGCCCGCTACGGGCCGGTCTACAACCCGTACAGGGAGCGCCGTGACAATAGGCCGCAGATGCAGCCCCAGCAGCCCGCTCAGCCGCAGCAGATCGCAGGGCAGGGTGAGGTGATGGGACTGACAGGGAGTGTGATGACCAAGCAAACGCGGTCGCTGGGCTCGTTCCCCGAGTCCAAGCCCTATGTCACGGAAACCAAGGCAGCAGCCACGTCGAGGGAAATGTGATGACCAGCGGTTCGCGTGAGGCTCTCAAGTGGCTGGCCGTGGTGCTGATGACTGGCGACCATGTGGCAAAGGTATTTTTCGGCGGATATGTCCCGGTGGTCAGCGAGCTGGGTCGGATCGCGTTCCCGATTTTTGCACTCGTCATGGCCTATAACCTCGCGCAGCCAGGTGCTGATGTGGGCAAGTCGGTTCGTCGGCTTCTCGTGTGGGGCATCGTTGCTCAGCCGTTTCATGCGCTCGCATTCGGGTACTGGGTGCCGCTGAACGTACTGCTCGCGTTCGCACTCGCCGCATTTTCTGTGTGGTGCATCCTGTCACGCCGCTGGGTCGCGTTGGTTCTGGCGGTCGTCCCGGCGCCTCTGCTGGTTGACTATCAGTGGGCCGGGATAGTGTTCGTCCTTGGGGCATGGCACTGGTTCCGGTCGCGTCGGGATGAGCTGCCTCAGGCGGGTGCCAGCATCAACGGTCTGTATTTCGAGACGCTGTCGGACTGGCGAGATTTCCCCTTCGTGATGGTGCTGCCGTGGTGCATGCTCGGCGCCTACAACGGCAACGTGTGGGCATTTCTGGCGCTGCCGGTGTTTCTGCTCGGGGATCTGTCGTGGAAGGTGCCGCGCACGCGCTGGGCGTTCTACGGCTACTATGTCGGCCATCTGGCACTGCTGAGTGCCATTCAATTGGGAGGCCGCATGGATGTTGTCCTGGCACTGGCTGCGCTCGCCGCGTTTGCCGTGTCCGCAAAGATGGGCTACGAGATCTGGCGGGTACGGCGAGCGCTGCGCCAGCACGACGCCGAGGTTCGCCGTCGTTCCACTGGGGTGTAGGGGCAGCGCCCCTACGGTCAACGCTTCACCCGCGCACGTGGGATGCATGCCCACGGTCCGCCTGGACGGCTGGTGTGGGTGCGGCGCCGGGACCGGGATCCGCCACCGAAGACCGCTTCTCGTAGCTCCGACGCACGTAGTCGCGCAGGTTCACAACGGCCGCCCGGTTTACTGCAGTAAACGACTTTGGCGAACGCCCACTGCCGCAAGGCTTTCCATGACGGTCCTTCGGTTCATAGCCGCGGCGTGTGTCGGCCATCATCGTCCGCCATTCCTGTGCGATCGCGGCGGTCAGCGACAGCCAAGCCAGATCCTCTGGCAGCAGCTCTCGACCTTCGGGCGTGACCAAGCGGCCACCTTTGAACGAAAAACCGGCCCAAGGGCCGGTCAGAGTGCGATCACGCATGGGCGAGGTTCCGTCTCGTTGGGTGAGACTGGGGCACAGGCAACATCCGTGCCACCTGTCGCCTTGCTGCGCAGAACATAATATACATTATGCGAAATCGATTGCATCGAGCTGGATCTTGGGGGAAATCATTGCTTAATGCTCGGCTGCTAAGTAAAACAGGCGTAACTTGCCATCCGAATGGAGCGGACATGCAACAAGAGAAGGAAGTCGATGGCGTGGGCGCAACAAGTAGTCATGGCGAACTGTTGTTGTCGCTTGCGCCCTCTTACGACAAGGACGCCCATGCGTCCTATGTCGAGGCACTGGCCCAAGCGCTGAATGATGACTCAATAAGAAATATCGCGCTGTCTGGGAACTACGGTGTTGGCAAGAGCAGCATATTGCGACAGTTCGCCAAAGACAATGAAAGGCAAGTCGTAGAGCTGTCCCTGTCGACCCTAGACCCAAGTCATGCCCCCGTCGTGGATGACGCTCTCCCCAAACAAGCAGGCACTACGACAAATCGAATCCAGCAGGAGATAGTAAAACAACTGCTGTACGGCGTTCGACCAGAAGCAATGGCAGGGTCTCGCTTTCGCAGAATCGAGCAGTTCAGGTGGCTCCGAGCCTGTGCGATTGCCTCACTCTTGGGTGCAGGGGCCGCAGTTGCCTTCCTCCTGGCCGGCTGGACGCAGAAAGTCGCTCAAGAGCTTCACTTCAGTCACCTAAATAGCTGGAAGATCCACCTGGTGACGTTCTGCGTTTTCTCAATCTGTGCCCTACTCTCCCATAGACTCTCTCACGGCCGATTCTATGTAAAGCAACTATCTGCCGGCTCGGCTAGCGTAACGCTCGATGATCGATCTGTATCTTACTTCGATCAGTATCTTGATGAGATTGTCCATTTCTTCCAGACCGCCAAGCGCACAATTGTAATTTTTGAGGATATTGATCGCTTTGAGGATCCATACATATTTGAGACCCTTCGGTCGCTGAACGCCTTGCTAAATAACGCACCAGAACTGAAGAGGCCGATCAGATTCGTGTACGCACTCAGGGACAGTATCTTTGATGCTGAGGCTAAACAGAACAAGAGATCCGCATCCACGGTAGAGGGTGCAGCCAAAGCTAACACAGGGAGTCTCTCCCCTGCTGCCGAAAACTGCGTTTCAGGTGGCGGAGCGCAGTTCGCTACGACTAGAGATGATCATTACGCAGTGGCGAGCGATGCGGCGTTCAATCGAGCCAAGTTCTTTGATCTGATAGTGCCTGTAGTTCCCTTTATCACTCATCTTAGTGCGCGTGACTTGGCTACCCAGCTGCTTAGCAATGTGAAGCACGATGTGAAGCAGGAGCTGGTAGATATCGCCGTGCGATTCGTTCCAGACATGCGGGTACTGAAGAATGTTCGCAATGAGTTCCTGATTTTTCGAAAGGCCATCTACTCTGGGCGCGGAAAAGAACTGCAGCTCAGCCAGACAGGTATCTTTGCAATGATGCTCTACAAGAGCATGCACTTGTCCGATTTTGAGAAAATCAGAATCGGCAGCAGCAACTTGGATGTCGTGTACCGAAAGTATAGGACGCTTGTGCAAGATGGCATAAAGAGCATTGATGCCAACCTGGTGCATCTACAGGGGCGGATCGCGTCACAGGGTGAAGTTGAGGGTCACGCAAAGCGCTTGGGTACATTGCTAGCTACGTTCTACTCAAAGTTGGCGGCTTATTCGAGCTATGACTCCATCGATAGTGGGACATTCTCGATGGATGGCGTGAACTACACTATGGACGAACTCTCTGGGGTGGATTTTTGGCGCACTCTGTCTCGAAAGATGGACGCAAGACTTGAATGGGTCTCTCAGAGGGCGCAGGTGCTCTCTTTATCTGGCTCGCAAATTGCGCTCGAAATCGGTTCTTTCGACATTGGCGAGTGGAGCCGTGGGAACGACTTGTCGTTGCAGAAGCAGGTCTCCGATTTATCAGCTGACCTTAGATTTGTGAGATCTGCTGATATATGCAACCTGTTTTCTCGGCCAGAGTTCACCGTTGCTGAAGCAGGGGTAGCATTGACGATGTCGGACCTAGTCAGAGAGGTCATGGGCTCAGGGCTGGCTTATGAGCTCCTGCGAGCGGGGCACATCGACAGAACCTTTACTCTTTATACATCAATATTCCATGGGCACAGGTCAGGCCCCGCAGCAACCAACTTCTTGATACACAACGTTAGTCCGCTGATATCCGATCCTTACTTCGTACTTAGCCCTGATGACGTTAAGGTGGTGCTCCTGGAGAAGGGTTCGTTGCCCTTGGCTGATCCCACCTTCTACAACGTGTCAATATTTGATTGCGCGCTTTCTGGCGAGTGCGGGAACGATGCATCGATTGAACTTACAGATTCTCTATCTGCCCTGGGCGACGAGCAACGTCAATTTTTTCAGATATACGCGACAAGCGGTGCTCATCCAGAACTGCTTGTGGCCATGCTTTCAGCCCGAAACACATCGACCATAAACATCCTCATCAATGAGGTTGACCTCGGTCCTGTCGACCGTATGGACCTCGTTAGCGCTTCGTTATCAAATTTGGGTTCGGTTCCGCCTGATACCCATGACGCTGGCGTGGCAGCCTACCTTAGTCAGAATATTGAGGTCATTCCTGCATTCTTTGATGACGCATTGGGTGAGGTTGCTGCTGGCCGTTTAATCATTTTTCTTCGCGCCCAAGGCGTACTCCTGCCATCCCTCTCAGCGGTTTCCTCCACACTAAGATCGGCTGCGATGGCTGCCAATTTGTTCGATATAACCACGCAGAATGTAGTGTTGGTATGTGGTGATAGCACCAGTCTTTCGCTTAATCGCGTCAAAGGTCTGCGTTCGAGCAACTATCAATACTTCCTTCGCAATTCTAAAGCCTACCTATCAGCAATTGAAGGCAGGTCCCCCAGCATCGATAGCGTGGATGAGTTCGCCTCCGTGCTACATGATCTGTCAAAAGTTGATTCATCGGCAATTGAGGCTGTATCGGGGGCTGCGTCCAAAGCGTGTGTCCTAAGTGACCTGAATCTTGCGCCCGTGAAGTCATGGAGAATACTCGCAAAACAAAGAAGGTTTCGCGTCACCTTTAGAAACGTTGATAGCTACGTCACCGAGATTGGCCATCTAGACTCTGAGCTTGGGGTGTTGATCTCAGCTCATGAAGTGATTTCTGAACTTGAAGACGTTTCTCAGGAGGATCGTGCCGGGATGGCATTGCTAATACTCGAATCGGATGACACGTTGGGGCCATCTTCGAATCGCGTCAAACTTGCGTCTTCCTTAGACCTTTCGGAGTACTTGGATGCTTCGGATGTCCCGGCAGAGGATGGAGCTCTGATGGCGGAGCTGGTGTTGGCAGACCTCGTGGAAGATTCCCCTGATGCATATGAGCGGCTACGACAGTGCAATTGGCAGTCACGCGAAATACTTGTGAACGCGTCAAAGAATTTCCCTTCGTACATGACGCCCGAGCTTGTGAAGGGTGATGTTGGGCGCCTTCTTGCAAGTACTTCGGTGTCTAAGTCTGTTAAGGACATCATAATGGGCTCCATCGATGTGTATGCATCGGTATCGACGGACAACGAGGTGGCAGAAATAGCTAAGTACGCAATTTCTCAGAATGCGATAGTTCCGCCCAGTCTCATTGAACGATTTGCTAAGTCCCTCCCGTCCCGTGAGCAGCTGCTTTCACTCATCGCGCCTCAGGCAAAGGCATTAACGAAGGAGCAGCTGATCTCAATGGTCAAGTTGCTCCCGGGGGAATACTCTAAACTTACGTCAACCGGATACTCGAAGGCGCGCATTCCACATACGTTGCTCGATGAGATGGTGTTGGAGAGACTGCGTGAAGTCGGAATTGTTAACTCTTTCCCGGTGAAAAAGGGTCGCTTCGAAGTGTTCAAAAAGAGGAAATAGGCTGGGTGGGCGGGTTGTCGAGCTCCAGGTGTCCTTCTGCCTGTCTTTGATTAGTTGTCGCGGCCCCACAAGCAGTCGTTTGTGGGGAGGGCAGCGCACTTGCTTCTTTCGTCCTGGCTATCGCGTCCTGCAGCGCTGCCAGCCTCCAGACGGCGACGAAATCTGTTGCCATCCGTCTGGAAGTTTCCGCATCGCCTGCCCGCCTACACAAGCGCGCCCTGATCGGGTTGCCTCTTCGGAGCCAAGTGCGGGCAGTGATATGACGTCGTCGGATGGTCCGGGGCGACCTGCGCGCCAAGCTTCATCTTGCAGGGCTCGAGCTTCGATCCGGTCGCAGTAGGGCTTCACGCCCGGGTGCGGGTGGTTCGGCCACCTGTAATGCTGCAATTGAACGGCGTGGTCGTCTTCGCCATCGAGTTGTGCGCCGGCTTCTTGGCAGCCGGTTGTGGCATGGGTTCAGGACCCGTGGCCGTGTGAATCTGTGCAGCCGCAACCGACGACATCAACAACCCCGCCGTGAGCCCCAGCAAACGAACGTCCATGTTGCCTCCTCGCTTCTCCCGTACCGATTCTGCACGGATTTGGGCGAGGCTCCTATAGGGCTTTCCCCGACACGTATAGACGCACTAGCAGTTGGTTTTCCAGGAAGTTGAGATCGACTTGAACTGGTCGGAACTCGTGCGCCAATGCATTTCCTTGTACTGCTCTCGGATCAGGCCCGACTCGCCTGTGGGTCGAATGTGGGTCAGCAGATTCGCGCGTCTGCCAACCCAGCCCGGTTGCAGGGGCACGACTCGCCACGCTTCCCCGCCAACCGAGATGTACTGCACGTATGGCAAGGTTGGGCGGCCCATGTCGTACCAAGTGCTGCACCACATGTAAGTGGCTACGACCGACCACGTCGATGAGGCCGGGTCGTAGTCCATGACGACCGGGATCAGGAACGATCGCCACACAGGAGGCTTGGCAGCGCCATCCACCTGCGCGATCCGCAGTGTCGTCTCCTTTGGCTTCCAGCCCGTTGCACGCATCGCGATATCCCGCGTGATGGTGCCCTTCGCAGTGCGCTTCACCACGATCAGCCGGCCGTCGGACAGCCTCACTTCCTCTTTCCACGACTCACTCATGCGGCTGCAGCCGCCCATCGTCAGCAGTAGCGTGCACAGCAGGATCAGGCGCAAAGTGTGGACCAAGGCGGTGGTCGCCCCTGCAATCTTCATGCTGAAGCCTCCCTACATCGTCAGAGATCCGTCATCTGGCCATTGCGGGCCGCAGGAATCACGGTCAGGACTTGGGGTTGCTCGACCTAGAACTCCGCTTCCTTGCTGGCAGCAGGGTGCAGCACTTGCTGCCCCAGATCATTGCCGATGCTGAGGAACCCTATCCCGCCCGACAGCCCCTGTGCTCGCATGGGCTGCGATTGCACGACCGAAGAATAATCCGCAAAGAAATCAGGCTTGCGCCATTGCGCGGAAATCGATTCGCGGCTGCCGCCCAGAGCGTTGTTCCAGGTCACCGCTTTTTCGGCACTGGGTGAGCCGAACTTGCGCTTGAGCAGCTCCATTACGCGCGGCTGCGCCTCGAATCCGGTGGTGTTGAAGCGCAGGGCGATAACTCGCCCGTTGCGCAGTAGAACTAGGCCGCCCGCACCTTCCAGAGAAAAAACGTCATCCGCACCCGCGCCGATCGCCATGCCGATGGGCGCAACCCACGCCGGGAACTCCTCCGTGGCGAAGACCAGGTAACCGTACTCGCCTGCCGCGAACTCGCTATTGCCCACAGCCATGTTTGTGGTGCCGGGCGCGACGCACAACCCTGTTGCCGGCGGGGTTGCCTTCGGCGGTTCCGGCGGCGGGGTCATCAGCTTGTTGAACGCCCTGGCCCCCATCCCTTTGTTGCTCTTGGGGGCAGCTGGAGCAGGCACGGATATCTGGCAAAGGGGCAGCGCCAATGGTGCCCCTAATTTGATTCCGAAAATGTCAGGTTCCGCCGCAGAGACCGGGACGGTAGAGGCCATGGACAGTAGAACGACAAGCGAACTGGCTGCTGCAGTGAGACGCATAGGGCAAATCCATCCTGGATCATGGTTGAGGGGGAGTATATCCCCTATGGGAGGCCTGATCCTCGCGACAAGCTCGGGATGGCCTCACCCCCAAGCTTCGAAGGGGAGGGCCCGGCTCTACGTTGCGGCGGGTGGCATCGCGCGCAGGATCGCCTCGACCTGGCGGTCCAACGCTTCGCGTTCGGCATCGGTTCCCAACCGTCTACGTGTGGCCTGCTCAAAAGTGCCCTCATAACACCAGCCCTGCAGCAGACACAGCCTGCTGGCAGGCGGGCTCTCTGGTCCGCATTCAAGGCCCATCCGGCATGCCGCGACCTGCCAGGCGCGCCCCGCGAGCTCGCCGTCCGCTAGAGCCGTGTAGGGCTCGGCAACTTGCATGCCGAAGAACTCACCCATGGCATCACCCAAGGCGAACATCGCCGCAGGATCGTTGGACGCCAGCACCTCTTCCAGCAGGGCAGCCGCTTGCACCTTACTCAGTGCTGGCTGTGGATTGAAGACGGTCTCCGTCACCCGTGCAGGCAGATCGCCGCCTTGTGCCGCCTGCGCATACAGTAGGCGCATGTCTTCCCATTCGATCGGTGCCCCGTCCTCGACGGCAGCGCACTCCTGCAGCGCGTGCTGCAGCAGGTACCGCAACACGGTCGCCTTTTCTTCGGTCTCCGCGCTCCGGATGCTGCGCTGGATCCGCTCCTTGTACTGTTCGACGTTTGGATTGATGTACATGCATCTGTCGTACGCCTGTGCCAGCAGACGCTGAGAGGCTGGGTCGCCCGCGTCAGCGCGCTGCTTCAGGGCCAGGAACCAGGCGCGCTGGGGGCTGGTCTTGGTGGAGTCAGGCCTTTGCGAGGAACCGGCTGTAATTGGCGGTGCGGGCTCGTGGGCCGATGTCTCCGCTTGGGCGGTATGAGCGGGGAATGAGGTGGGCTTCCATGTCAGCCACGCAGCCAAGGCCAAGGATGTTGCCGCCAGTGCCAGGAAAGTGCGCTTTGCTGCCATGAACCCTGGTTCGTCCGTCGATCGTCCCTCATCTTAGCGTTTCACACGGAACGCCATTACGGCAGCCGGGGCGTCGCTGCCGACGCCCCGCTTGTTGGTGCTTATACTTGGCCCATGCCTCCATCCACGCACAACTCCACGCCCGTTATGAAGCTCGACTCGTCGCTGAGAAGGAACAACGTCGCAGAGGCGACTTCGGCGGGCTTGGCCATTCGACCGAGAAGAATCGGGGCGACGATTGATCTACGCATCTCATCAGGGACTCGCTCCATCATCTCGGTATCTGTAGGCCCTGGGGCCACCACGTTGATGCGGATGCCGCGGGGGGCCAGTTCTGCCGCCCATGTGCGTGCATACGAGCGAAGGGCAGCCTTCGTTGCGGCGTAGGTTCCGTAGTTGGCGATGCCGAGTGAGCTTGCTACCGACCCCATCAGCACCACCGCTGCGCCCTCTTGAAGCAAGCCAAGGGCTTTCTGAAGGCCAAAGATCTGGGCGCGCACGTTCACCGAGAAGTGTCGATCAAAGTGTTCTTCGGTTACTTCGGCAAGTGATGCCGGCTCACTCAGGCCTGCATTCAGTACGAGGGCGTCGAGGCGAGTGAACTGGCTGCCAACCTCTCTCATTACCCGATCGATGTCTTCACGGACGCTTGCATCGGCGACGATGCCACGGCCACCTGGACCTATCGCTGCGACGCCCTCCTCCACCTGTTTGCGGTCACGCCCGGTGATGAACACCGTTGCGCCCTCCGCGGCGATCCTAGCAGCCACGGCCAAGCCAATGCCCCTTGCACCGCCAACGACCAGGGCAACTTTTCCTTCCATCTTCTTCATTCGTGAGCACCTGTAAAAACCAAGAGTGCCGCTAAGATATACGCTGGATATCAAGTATCAAGAACGCACCATGACTAGCCTAGATATACCCGGTGATACCTGTTCGGCGGAGAGCTCTGCGAAAGTCCTCTCTGACATGGCGCAGGTTCGACCGATGCTGGAGAAGATCGCGGACAAATGGACGATCATGATTCTTACCGTGATCTGCCCAAAACCGTCCCGCTTCAACGAGATCAAGCGCCGATTGGACGGAATCACGCACAAGTCTCTTGCAGACGCGCTTAAGCGCCTCGAGCGACATGGTCTGGTAACGCGGACCGTGCTGCCGACCGCACCAATTGGCGTCGAGTATGCGATCACCCCTCTTGGTCACTCCCTGAAGCAGCCCTTTGAAGCGCTGTGTAGCTGGGCCTTGAAGAACGGCGGTGAGCTTGAAGCCGCGTGCACACGATACGACCAACGCAAGCATTGAACTTGCGTAAGCCTGCGGCTCCCATTGGCGTGTTGGGCGTGAACGCATTCGGGTCGGTAGCAACCTCGCTTAGTGCGCGCTCGCTGCATCAACGAATGCAGAGAGATCTCGGTTGAAGCGTGTGGGCTCCTCGAAGAAGGGCGAATGGCCTGACCCTGCATACAGTTCAACTGTGGCCCTGGGATAAAGTTCCTTCGCCCGCGCTGCGGAGGCGCTTGGCTGAACAAGCGCATCCTGCTCACCGTAGATGAGCAGTAGCGGCTTATGCATAGAACCAAGTCCTTTGGCAGCATCGATCGACATGCCGTGGACGGCGCTCTGCATCTCGCTTGATGCCATGGCCGCAGCGGCGATCGTGCGCTGGAACGTTGCGTCGTCAGGCGCCGTACTGAAACATAGCGCGACGAATTCCTTCTCGCCTTCAAGATGCAGTCGCAGGTCCGATGACGCCATGCCGCTGTAAACGGTAGGTTGAGCGACGAGTTGTTCCGGCTTGAGTTCGATGACCCCGCCTACATACACCGCGCCCGCAATCTGTCCGTCCCCAAACGAAGCCAGATAGTTCGTGGTGACAGCAGCCCCGAGCGACCACCCTACCAGCACCGGCTCGCGTGCTCCGGACTCCTTGATGACGGCCGCGAGGTCTTCTGCCCAGTGACGGCCATCACGGTATGCGTCCAGCTCCACTGGCTTGTCGGACAGGCCGTGTCCGCGCATATCAAAGGTGATCAACCGAAAGCGCTGCAGCTCAGGACTATTAACCTGTCTGCCCCAGCTGAGGTGACTACCCAGCAACCCGTGAACAAAGATGATGGGCTGCCCCTGAGGATCCCCCGCCTCTTGAACAGCGATTTTGACTCCGTCCAGTGACTCGACTGTGTAAGCCCGGTTTGTGCCGTGCGCAAGCAGTGGTGCCAGCAACAGAACGATGTAATAGAGCCAGGTGTATCGAATGGATGAGCCTGGGGAAAAGACCATGGATAACGAACCTCATTGAGCGGAACTCAGAGGCTAAACGCTGACACTAGTGTTAGAGTCAAGCAGACGTTTCCAGGATTTCGCGATGTCCAAGCAACCCAGCAATGACCTGATGAAGATTGGTGAGCTAGCCGAAGCTAGCGGCGTCAGCGTGCGTTCGATCCGACACTACGATCAGCATGGAATGTTGGCATCTTCCCGATCAGGAAATGGCTACCGCGCGTTTCAACCGGTGTCGGTCAACCAGGTGAAGCAAATACAGCGCCTTATTGCGGCAGGCTTCAGTTTGGAGGAGATCCGTAGCTTCCCGGAATGCATGCTGTTGATCGAAGGTGCCCTGGCGTGCCCAGATACCAGCGAGATTCAGCGCAAGAGGCTGGCGATTCTAGACAAGCAGATCGAAATGCTAAACAAGCAGAGGTCTCGCTTGCGTGCCATGCTTATGGCTTCTACGTAAGAGCCTGCGATGTCCGTGGACGCCGCCGTTACAAGTCTGTCCCACGCCCGATACGCCCGCCCTTGCTGATTGACAGCCCTCCACTGCCCACTCGCTAAGGACATGGATCATACGCGGCGGCGCAGGGCATCCCAGCATTTGGGCGATATGCCGTGCAGGATGGGGGTAATTACACTCACGTGGACGCTACCACCGCGCCGCTCGATCTCTCCAGATGTTGCACTAGCAGTTGGTTTTCCACGACGTTGAGATCCACTTGTACGGCACGGAGCCTTGGCGCCATACCATTTCCTTGTCCGCTTCCCGGAGCAGGCGCGGTTCCCCTGCCGGTCGAATGTGGGTCAGCAGATTCGCGCGCCTGCCGTCCCAGCCTGGTTGCAGGGGGGTGACTCGCCACGCCTCCCCGCCGACCGAGATGTACTGTACGTATTGCGAGGCCGGGCGACCCATGTCGTACCAGGTGACGCAGGATAGGTGAGTCGCCACGACCGACCATGTCGATGACGCGGAGTCGTAGTCCATGACGACCGGGATCAGGGCCGACTGCCACACGGGGGGATTGACAGTTCCGTCCTCCTGCGCGATCCGCAACGTAGTCTCCCCAGGTTCCCAGCCGGTCGCACGCATCGCCATATCACGTGTGATGCTGCCCTTCGCGGTGCGCTTTACCACGATCAGCCGGCCGTCGGACAGCCGCACTTCCTCTTTCCACGATTCACTCATGCGATTGCAGCCGACCATCGTTACCACAGGCATGCACAGCAGGATCAGGCGCAAAACGTGGACCCAGGTAGCGGTCGCCCCTGCAATCTTCATGCTGATAGCCCCCGTCATCGTAAAAGAGTCGTCTGGACGCGTGAATGCCGACTTGGGTCGGCAGTTTCGACACTTAGCCCCTATCGCCGGCGGAGACAAGTGCCAATGCGGATTGATCAACGGCCGTTCGCACACAGGAGTCTCCCCGTTGCGTTGGAGAGGGTCACATTCCACTTCCGTACCTATTGCAGGAATCTCGACAGCACGAGCGGGCGCCCTGCCCCAGCATTCAGAGGTCCAGCTCCAAGACGTAGTCACCTGTAGCGCTATCGTAGGAGCGAAGCGAAACCGTGACGCCGTCGGTGAGCGGCGGCATCGTGGTGCAGCCGGCCAGCAGACACACTGCCGCGAAGATCAGATACTCCTTCATGGCGCTCATCCTGCTAACGGGGACGCTCTGGATTGCTCTTGGTTGCCTTGGACTCGCCGTGGTCGCGAAAGCCTGGCGCCCGGTCAGGCATCTTTACGTCTTCAGCGCCCCGATAGGCCAATGCTACAAATGCCAGGCCCGTGGTTGCAGATACGGCCAACGGTATCATGTAGATACTCGAGTCGGGCCAGTCGCTGAACCATATGTACAGCCCAGGTAGCATCGAGATTGCGAACGCTGTCGCCGGCCCGGCGAGGCGGACTTTCAGGGCCAGCCAGAGTGCAGGAAGTCCATACACCAGGAGCAGCGGCACCATGACTATGTAACCGAGTAATGAGAATTTCAAAGCGCTGGCGATGAGCGCCAATGTCCGCGAAAGTGAGGCGTACTCGAACAGGTCGATCAGGACGATTGGAAGTGACCCCATGAGATATCCGGCGGGGACACCAACCAATGCCGCGACGAACAGGTTGCGATAAGGGCGATTCGGCGGACGGGATAACAGGTTCATCGGGCTTCCATGCGTCGATTGGGCGGATCCCCGCGGTCGACTATAGCCATCTGTGCCGGGGTCGGCCAGCGGTGGGGTTGTATCCCGATCAACCGCCGGGCTGGTGATCATCCCTTTGGGGCATGACCTTGAACGCAAGCAGCGAGTTTCTATAGTTGATTAATGCAACGTCCCCTATGGGCCGGGTTCGGGCCACTGCAGCCACGTGCCCTGCTCCATTATCTGCAAAGCGACATCCCGCTTGCTTGCGCCCTTGAGGGTCCGGGGCGACGCTGCCGCCACCCCGCCTCGACGCTCACCTATCCAACCGGCCCCAGCTTCCAGCTGCCACCCGTCTTCTCGAACCGCACCATCGCCTTGGACAGCGCTTCAGGCGACGGGTCTTTCGCGAGGACGAACAGCTCGCGCCCGACACCCAGGTACATCCGCGTTCCGGGCTCGACGCCCAGCCCACGCATCCACAGCCCCCGCGCTTTCAGACAGGGAATCGTCGGGCAGCCGGGATAAGTTTCGAGTCCGTCGTGATGAAGCGCATTGATCATTACGCTCTTCGGAGCGCGCCAGAAGCCCCTGAGAAGGGCACGTTGCTCGGGGGTCAAGTTCGTCCAGTCGTCGTGCATGATGGTTCTCCGCTGTGTTCTCCCTCGCCGGGATGGCGAGGGAGTCGGGAGGTTCAGAACCGTGAAATGCACAAAACGGTGCGACGTGTTTCCGCAAGGGTGTTTTATTCCGCCACCCTCCCGACACAGAACGTGCAACTGACAATGTGCATTCCGGGTTCTGACACCCAAGACACACCATGCGACAGACGTGAGGGTACTGGAACTCGACGTCGTCCGGTCCCGGTTCACGGCATCAATTGGTTCGCGAAACGGCATGTGCCGGGCAAATCATTTCGTGCGAATCCGTGCACCGTCACGCATTTACCGAGGCACCCGGTCTCAGTTCCAGAGCTACTTGCGCTAGCAATAAAAGTTCACCCAACGACCCGTGACCTTGTCGCTCCCAACCCACACCGCGCACCCACAGCAAGATCCAGCAAACGCCCTCCCCCGCCCTGCGCTACGCTGCCACCCAGTCACTGGCACGGAGCAGGCGTCATGGGAGCGGCACGCAAGGCCTTGTGGTACATCGAGAGCCACTTTGCCGAGAACCCGTCGCTGGCTCAGATCGCCGAGGCGGTTGAGCTCTCGCCGTTCCACCTCTCACGCCTGTTCCAGGTCAGTATCGGCACCTCGATGGCGCGCTACCTTCGCGCGCGCCGCCTGACCGAGGCTGCACGCACCCTGGCCGCAGGCAACGTACCCATTCTGGATGTCGCCCTGGGCGCCGGTTATGCCTCGCATGCGGCGTTTACCCACGCCTTTACGGAGCAGTTCAAGCAGGCGCCGGAACAGGTGCGGCGGGAAGGCCTGCACGGACTGGCGCTGGTGGAGGCCATCAAGCTCGACGCCCCACCCCTGCCCTGCGAGATGGAGCCGGAACGCCGGCGGCTGG